CGGCTGACCGCTCTCGTCGAGCACCTGCACCACGAAGAATGCAGGCTTGGCGACGCTAGGGGACCGACGCCGCTTCTGTTTCGGTGCTGCGGACTGTTCCGTGGTGGAGGGGACTGCCCGTGGTTGGGTTGCCATGCTGGCTCCTAATGTCTGTGACATCAACAGATAGTAGCAAGCGTGCCCATACAACGCAAGTTGCACGAGCACGCTCAGTAACACTAAGGCGCGAGGATGCGAGAGATTTGTGCTCGCATCTCACCCTCATACTCGTTGTGCGTGATGTCCACTGTTGCAGTGAGGCCGATCAGCGAGTTAAGATCGACGGTCCTGCCCAGCGGTCCACCGACACGCTCCATGAACTGCCGCCACCGATGACGCGACGAGGGCGTGTCCTCGATCAGCAAACGGTTGTATGACAGCACGATACCGTCAGGATCACCGTCAGTGTAGTCAGCCGGGTAGCTGGCTGCGGGGATACGGAACACAATCTGTGCGTACTCGTTACCAGAGGTAGCAGAGACGCGCTTCTGCGCACCGATGATCTCAGCCGGATACGACCCAGCAGGCAGCGGTGGAGGCGGTAACGCGTTGGTGATGTCCTCACTGAAGTTGAGGATCGATCCTGTTCCACTCATGTATTGCTCTCCTAGAGCAGTTGTGGTGTTGTGTGGCTCAGACGTTGCCATACGTTGACACTCTGGGCCGCATCTCACTGGTGCGGCCTACTTCTTTGGCCCTCCTTTGCTTGTGGTGGAAGTGCCCGCACCTGGCAGTGGCAGACGCACACCGTTGCCCTGCTGCCAAGCATGGTACCAGTCGGCAATGCCGTCACCGACCTGGGTATCAGGGTTGTAGTGCCATACGAACTCAGGTCCAGTGGCAGCAAACAACCTCGTTTTCATTGGCTGACGCAACCGACATGGACGGATAGCGATACGACGCTCCGTACCCGTATCCTCCAGATGCCATACCTCGTTGAACCGTAGACCAACTTGGTTAGACACGCCTTCGCTGAGTGCCATCGTCACTGATGTGACGATGCCCTCTTGGTTGCGGTCAGGTCTGCCCTCATGTGTGATAAGCACCAGATGACGCTTGTGTTTAGCGCACATGGTCATAATGACCACAGTGATACGCAACAGCAGTGCATTGCGATATCCGTAGCCCTGCATACCAGGCTGTTCCATGCTGATCTTGGTACCACCAGCATTACGCACTGCCTCCTGCAATGCCAAGTATGCTAGCGATGTCATGCTGTCCACTACCACAGTGGCATACTCAGGATGCTCACCGAGCACCTTGCCTAGTCCGTATGGATCAGCACCCTTGAACTGTGCAATGACTGTAGCTGCTGTCTGAGCACTCAGGTTCAGCACATCTACATCGTGGCGTGATGTCAGCGACAGTTCACCACCAGGGTCGAACATGAGATACAGCTTCTTGCCAGGAGCAGTTGCAGCAAGTGTGGTCTTGCCACTGCCACTGTCTCCCCACAGCAGCATGTTGAGTTGTGCACCCTCGACTGATGGTGCAGTGATCTTGATGCCACCAGCGAGTAGTGGCTCACTCATCGTCATCTATCAGCAAGCCATCGATGCGCTCGTTCAGTCCTGCAATGAGATGGGACACGACCATCATCGCGTTCTTTGCTGATGGGTCCCTACACTGTTCGATGAGAACCAGTAGGTTCTTGAACATGCGATTGAACTCGATCTCATCCATTGTGGCGCTCCTTATCACGCTGTTCCTCTTGCATACGCCTGCACACTGCATCCAGTAGCCTAGCAGTACGCTGTAGGTCCTCTATCACAGCCTCAATGCTATTCTTGCACGCCTCCACTGAGCCGTAAAGCCATACAGGTTGTGGTTGTTCATTCATTGCCTACTCCATCTAGTATTGGTTTGCCGAGCGGCGACCACTCATCATCCACCATCTCGGTGAGGATGATGCGCTGCTCACTTGCCTCGCTGTCACAGAACGGTATGAACGAGCACGGCCTAAAGTATCGGTTGCACGAGTGTGTGTACTTGGGCGCATCAATAGGGTTCCCTGCATACTGCCTAGCCAGTGTGATGGTGTGCACTAGCCAGTTAGCCCACTGCTGATAGTGATAGTTGTGTCGGCTCACTGTCTCACGGATGTAGCCACCGAACTCATAGGACTTCGGCAGTGGCACACTGAGGCCCAGTATCTCAGCCTTGTGCACAGGCTCAGCAGTGAACACACTGGCAGCAATACAGTAGCCAGTGATCTGGTGACTGAGCAGGAATGACTGTGACCAGGCATCGTTGAGACGTGATGCAGTCTTGTTGTCGTGTATCACCAAGTCGCCAGCAGTGTTGTAGTGGATACCGTCCACACGACCTGTGAGCCTGAACGTGATGTATGGACCATCACCTACTAGCTGCACCACAACATCGAACGGTATCTCGATGCCGACATCAGAGCGTGGGTTAGTCGGGTCACGCATCCACACCTTGTGATCCCATCTCCACTTGTTGATGTATGCGTAGATGCACTCCTCTAGGTTAGACAGTGTGCGTCGCTTGTCTCGTGGATCGTCATAGTATCCGCTTGTGTCCAGCACAGCGATGCTGCCTCGCTTGGCAACATCCATCAGGTCCGCTGCATCAGCTATGGCATCACCGATGACCGATAGCCTATCACCGAACAGTCTGCCACCGTGGTGCAGCCACAGGTTGTCCTGGAACTCCTCATCATGGTTGTATTGGTTCATCAGTGAGATGAGTCGGATGTAGCTGAAGCACTCATGCATGGCACTGCCTGCCTCTAGTGCCATAGCCCTACCAGCTTCACCCATTCGCTTGTGCATCACATACCTGAGGATGCCCCATGTCGGACACGTGTTGATGGCACTCAGCTTCGTGTGGTCGTATGTCTCATACTGTGAGTCCTCCTGTGTTGCCTGTCTGCACGTGAAGCTAGTCTGCATCTGGTTCACCTCGCATGATGCTCTGTATGCTCTCGATAACCTCCTTCATGCCGGTGCCGACCTGCACCATAGCCTCAATCTGGCGAATGCACATCTCGACTAGCTCGACAAGCTCACGCATACGCTGCCTGTCCTCACCATGCTCCTCAAGCAACAACTCAAGTGTGGCTGTGACACCACGCTCGAACCCTAACTCACTGATGTTGGCACGTAGATCACGTGCTCTCACTACTGGCATCGTCCTCATCCTCTCCTACTTCTAGCCGCACAACCATCGCAGCAAGGCGAACCTTATGCACCAGCGCCTCACTCTTAGCCTCCATCTCAGCTAGCTTGTCCAGGTGACGCTTGGCTGTCTTATACACACGCTCGAACTTCAGGTATGCGACGAGTCGTGCATCGTCAGACTTCACCTTAGCAACCTCCTCTAGCCGCTTCACACGCTCTAGCCTGCGTGTGCGCAACTCGTCCAGCATCTGATCGAGCGTGTCCAGTGATAGCTGGTTGACCGTTGCACGGTGTGTGGGCGTGTCAGTCATCGGTGTCCTCCTCGAACCGCTCGATCTGGTTGAGCAACACCTGTATGCGCTTGCGAGCCTGACGCTCAGCGAGAGTGAGTGTGCGTGCTGAGCCGTAGTACTTGAACGTACGCACGAAGTCCACCTGCCACACCCACTGTTGGTCTAGTGGTGCGTTAGGATCGAACGTGATTGTGTAGCGTTGGTGCAGGTGTGAACCCTGCACCTGCTTAGGTGGTATAGGGCGGTGTTGTGCCATGCTGATGATGTCCGCCATGTGTGGAACCTCCTGAACACAGAAACACCCTGAGCCGTGAGACTCAGGGTGTCCTGTATCCTATTCAGTCTGCAAGGCTAAAGCTACTTGCCTGTCGCCTCGTCAGTGATGAGCATGGGAGTGAACACGTGTGCGGGTCGCGTGGTGGACGATGCGTGCTTCGTTGCACGCTCAAGCACCTCGGGCGGCACTCCCTCGTTGAACAGGAACGTCAGCAGCTTGTCAGTGTCCACACGTGTTGCGGGCTGGCGGACCTCAAGTGCCACACTCACCAGTTCACCATTGTGCACGACTGTGCGCGTGCCTGCGGGCTGCGGGTTCTTCTCCTTATCAGGAATGATGCCTGCCTTAGCTGCCTCAAGCTCAGCCTGTGTCTTACGCTTGTTTGCCAGCGCAGCCAGGTGATACGACGCCCACAGGTTCCATGCTACAGGTTCGAGGTTGCTGCCTGACTTCGGCATGGCTGTGCCATTAGCAACATCGAGCTTGGCGAACCCTACGTTGATCTTGTCCACAAGTGTGTTGCGTTGACGGGATGACATACTCATGTTGTCAGTCTCCTTC